AACTACAGAAGGGCAAGAGATCGTGCGCTAGTACGTCTTGCTCATCTTTACCCTGATACCTATAAGCAGTTGCTCGAAATGGAGAAGAAGACAGATGAACAAGAAGGCAAAACGTGGCTTGACCTTAGCGGTAATACTGTTCCTGTTGTCGGTGTTCGTGTCCGTTCAACAGACGGACGAGGTGGACCCGTCATCAAAGATACTCTTCGTAAAGGAAAGAACGAAGGCAACAATGGAGGAGAAGCGTGAGAACAAAGCACTTGTCATTAGTTACTCACGAGCACTCGGTTACAGTAAGCGTGAAGTCAGATGTCTCGTCGCCTTATGGACCCGTGAGAGCAGGCTTGACCACCTCGCAGATAACCCCAGAAGCACGGCTTACGGAATTGCTCAACTCCTTAGAGAGCGTAGTAGACAACCTGAATTTCAAATCCTTCACGGTCTACGATACCTTGATCATCGCTACGGAAAATCTGCGTGTCGCGCTCTCAAACATAGCGACAGAAGAGGATGGTACTGATACACTTTGAGTGCATCCTCCTTTCGGACGACAAGAACCTCACCGCTACCCTTCCTGCGGTGGGGTTCTTTGCTATCCACCTGTGGAGTAGAAGCCTTTGCCCTTAAAGGTAATGGATGGAGCATCCCACTTACGCACCATACTTATGTGGCACACAAAGCAAGATGGTTCACGTGGTTCTTCGTGGATGCTACGTTCAATAGTAAGTTCTGCCTTGCAATCAGGACAGTTGTAGTCATACATCATTGGTAAGGCGATTCCCCTCCCATAAAGTTAAGTATCTTACGTAATGCATTGCCACATCTACGATCAGCAGTAGAGATAGCACACTCTGTTGCTTCGCTTAACTGTTGCAACGTGTAGTTCTCGTGGTATCTAAGGCGTAGGATGTTCTTCTCATCCTCATCTAATAGTTCATAAGACTTCTTGATGTCAATGAGTGTGGCTAATAGGTTGCCACCTTCTGCGGGTGCTGCAGGCTTGCGTGGTGTGCCATCATTGACTAGGTTCTGCGCCTGTTCAATGGCAGTATCATTGACCACGCTTGCAATTACATACGGCAATAGTTGTGCAATGGTAGTCACATCATAGAAGGACTCATCATTGGTTTGATACCCTGATCTAGTAGCCTTCTCCTTACGGGCATAGCGTTCAATGCCACGTCGCATCTGAAATGCAATACGCTTCTGATTGATAAGACGCTTAGTCTCATCCTCTTCATTTAGCAACCCATTGAAGTAAGACACACGTGTCATCAACCAAGCGTATGCTTCTTGCGTTAGGTCAGCACGATCTACATACTTACGATAGCGACGGTGAACAATAGTCACCACACTAGGTACAAGATCGTTAAGTATTGGGTGTGGATCAGTCACGAGGCCAAGTTCCATCTAATACCATCAGTGCAATGGCACTGTAGTTAAGTAGATCAATAAAGGAATCACGCAACGACTCGTTCTCAGGTGTTGCACCGCTATCAATCAAGTGGTTGATGCGTGCAGTCTTATCGTGCATACGCACACGCAGACCATTGAGTGGTCCACCAGGGGACAGACTAATGTTAGTTGGACCGTAGTCCTTATGCTTCTTGATGAGCAGGTTACCTGCATCATCTAGCACCTTCCACACATCTGTTATGAACGTATTGGTATCGGGCGTATTGTTAGTACTTCGCTTTGCATATCCACGGAAAGGATCTGAAAGCCCAAATGCTGCAAAGTTTGTACCATCGTGGCCCAGTCTCTTTCGGTCATCGTCATACATCAAACGCCTCCAAATAATTTCAATGCCTCATCCTTACCGTATGTAAGGTAGTAATCATTGATGTCCATTGATGCTGGCAATGATACTATGCGTGAGTTCATTACCTCTTGTGACACACGGCGGGAGAACTCAGCACCTGGGTTAGTACCATCGTCTTTGATGTCGTTATCACCTACAACATAGACGGTATCGTAGCCAGTAAATAACTTAACAAAGTGTGGCTTCCAAGCCTGCACTCCTGGCACACCGACAGCAGGTATCCCAATCAAACCTGATACAACTACTGCATCTAACTCACCTTCACATACAACGATACTAGGTGAATCAATAGTTACATCAACAACATTAAACAGGTGACCCTTCTGTCCTGTAGGTGCACCGTACTTAGGCTTGCCATCATCTAGCCTACGAAACTTAACGCCAACACACATACCAAGTGCAGTCAGGTATGGGATAGATAGCCAACCAGTATGGTGTTCGTGCCCATTGATAGGGTCAGTGACCATACCTAATGAATACTGTAATGCAACCTCCTCAGATATCCCACGTCCTTCGAGATACTCCAGAGCCTTTTCGTCCAGACTTTTGCTGTAATGTGTGACCGCTTCCAGCAGTGATTTCGATTGCTCTTTTGAGTGCATCCTTAAACTCCAAATTCTCTATGATACTGACAACATTTACTGCGTTGCCACCCTTTCCACAGGTGTGACAAAAGAATAGGTTGTCATATGTATTGATGACAGCACTACGCCTTTTGTCTGGATGGATGCAGCACCTAACAGATGCTGACCTACCCTCTCTTACTTCTCCTCCGTAATGGAGAACGATTGCTCCTATGGGGATTGTGTTTGCATCAACGGGACCTTTGAATTTCCCCGTCTTACGTACCCTGGACCAGTCTTGTGTTGACATACACACCCCTTGTAGTCGCACTTGTCGTGCCAGTTAGAGGCACGCTTGTAATGGGAAAGAGTGTTCTCTTCTCCCGCTTTCATACAGTTAGAACAAATCATTTGAACTCCTTCAGTTCAGTAACTGGTACTCGCCATCCACCAATGGCTTCATCTCTGTATTGCACTGTTGCATACTCTTCAGGGTTACACCAACCATAGACTTCAACCTGTGAGTAGTAATCTTCATCAAGAATCTTTGTTCCTACTATGATCTTGCCGTTATCTTTACTCCAAAATGGAATTGAATCACGTGTGCGTACAGTACGTACCTCAAAGTTTACACCCACATCAGGCAACTTAGCCCGACGAGGATGTAGTTCATTGGGATACCACGGTACATTCCAAGCAGTATCAGTAAGAGATGCAACTGCCCACTCAGATACGTTGGCTCGCACATTGGCAAGAAGTTCGTGCTCTAAGTAGCCGTTCTTCTTACCCTCTGCATAGTTAGGGCGATCTACTGACCCATACTTAGCAAGCCAACGCTCTGTTGCGAGCATCGTACAAACTCTTACTTCATCCCTACTCAGGCGTACTATCATCTGCCTCTTCTTCAGTAGTTGAATCTTCAACCACTTCTTCTACTACTGGTACTAGTATTTCTGTTGTTGTTATTTCTCCACCTGGTACTGGCATTATTGTTTCTCCTTTAGCCATTGAGTTAAGTCTTGGATTACCCAAGCCTGATCTATTGGTGCGTTGCGACGCTTAACTACAACATAAGACAAAGGTACTTCCCCAATACCACGTGCCTTTGCGTAGTTAAGCGCCTCAACTTGCGCTTCTCTCCAGAACTCAGGCAGGGAAAGGGTCTGCCTGTTCTTGAGTTCAAGGATGTAGGTTTCTCCAGATATGATAACAACCATATCTCCCTCATCCTTTGCCCCAGCCTTAGTCAGACGCTCTGCTATTACGCTTTTGCTGCGTAACCATTTCATAACATCTGTCTCAAACTGAGAACCTTTTCTTCCATTCTTGTTAGCCATTAACGCACCGCTTATCAGCGCAAGTATGCTCTGCCTTGTGCATCTTGATCTCCTATCTGACACGATGCGAAGTTAACAAATAGTGTAGCCCATTTCGAGGCATCTGCTGTGTGTGGACCAAAGCGATTCTTCACTGCAGCCACACGTAACACACCTCCACCTTGATCTGGTTCATAACCTAATGTGAGTATCAGTGCAGGTAACTGACTGACCTTACCGTGAATAGAACGTCGTGGTGGTGGCATCATTGGTGAACCGTACTCACTCTGCTCTGATACGTGATGAAGTACTAAGACACAAGCCTCTGTCTTGCGTGCCATATCGTGCAACTCCATCATAATTGCACGTAGCCCAGCCCATTCATTGTCTGTCTCGGCTGCAACATTCATTAAGTTATCAATGATAATTAACTCAGGTGCTATTCCGTACAGTTCAACGTAGGCTTTGATTTCTAATTCAATGTCATCTAATGATGGACTTGAATCAAAGACCCACTGTATATGTGACATCTTGTTTAGATGTTCAGCGTAGTAGTCAGGTTTGTATTCCATATTGGATTCAACTGTTAACTGTGTGTGCCCTGAGATCTGCGCTGCAGATCGCATTAGCACCGTAGCAGTATCAGTATCTGCGGAAAAGAAAAGTGTTGGTACCTTTGCCTTGATTGCATAGACAAGAGAGAACATACTCTTGCCAGCATTAGGTGCAGCAGCAACCATACATACTTGCCCTCGTCTAAATTTAATGGACTCACTAGCCAACCCAGTCCATACATCAGGCAATGGCACAGCCTTGATAGTGCTGGTGCTCAGTGCCCTCTTTAGATTAAGCAACTTCCCCATCCCCTCCAAGATTTATTCTGCGTTGTCTCCTTATTGCAAGACGTTGACGTGGTGCTAGACCACCCCATATACCGAACTGTTCTTTGTGGATTCCCCACTCAGCACATTCGATCTTATGAGTACAACTCTTACAGATTGATTTCGCATACTGACTTTCACCGAAACTTACTGTTCCCTCTTTGTCAGGGAACCAGAAGTCTCCACCTATCTGTGCACATAACGGGTTCTCGTACTCACGAGGTTCCCGCATTTAATTATCTTAAGAAGATAGGGTCGCACTTATCTGCAGCACCCTTTGGTGCAGCACACATCCACGCTTTCCAAGGTCCACGCGCTGATGTTCCATTACGGAAAGCCATATTGCCGTGCTTACAGGTTGGTGCCTGTCCTTCTGAAACTACTGGAGCAGATGCTGCAACTGGTGTTGCGTTAAAAGATTCTGCAACTGATGCAACTGTTGGCGCACTACCGTGTAAGTCACTACCTGTTGTACGGATTAGTGATGCCACCATTCCAAGATCTGATAGACCTGTCTCTAAATCTTTTACATCTGTTGCATAAAGATTGATAAGCGTTCCATCATTTAACTTATAGTTGATTTGGAACTTTGTGTTTTCGTTTGCAGCCATTTACTTTCCTCCAGTTTGTTTGATTTGTAACCGCTGTGATTCACTACCAAACTTCTTAGGTACAAACCCAAGTAGTTTTTCTACCTCTTCACTGTCAATACTTTCACGACCTCTGACAGTTGTCCAACTGACTTCTACTCCACTAGGTGTAGTACCTAGCAGTCCCTCGAAACAAGTCTTCAAAGAATCTTGGTGCTTTTCTAACTCTTTAATCTGTGCTGCTAACTGTAAGTACAACAGTGCGTTCTTGTCAATATCAGCATCATCAATGATTAGATCACTGACTGCTGTATGTTCTTTTTTTATACCAACGCATCCCATCTCACCTGATGCGTCGTAGAACTTACAATAGAACTTACAGTAACTGGCATCTCGTTCTGGGTCTGGTGCCTCTGTTGCAGTCTTGATTGCTGCTAACCAGTTCAATGCTTGTAGTGCAACTGTCTCATCATAATCTTCTGTATGTACCTTGACATCTCGCTCATCACCATCACGTGCAATAGCAACTAGTGATACACGCTTTACATCGTGACCGTTCTTGGCTAGTAGATAACCATATGTCTGCACCTGCCAGCGTTGTTGTGTTGATGGGAAGTATGAAAGGTTCTTTACCTTGCTTGTCTTCCAGTCAATAACATCACCAGTACCTGGTACGAAACAGTCAATGTGTGCTTTCATACCATTGTATTCAACTGCAGTTTCAATCATTACATCAGGGTTATCTGATAGTGCTCGCTCAATCTCTGCGTGGATAGCAGTACCCATAATTGCTGCTAACTTCATCTCGTTCTCATTGGTTTCAGGTTGATCGTTTAATCTGTACCAGACCTTACGACGACATCCACCTAATTCTGATGGACCAATCTGTACCTGTGTAGATCGTGAACGCTTAGCATCAGTTGCACGTAGTGCGGTAAGTAATAGTTCCTTTGGGTCAGTCACTTCTTGTACTTCCAATCTACCCACAAATCAAATGCTCTACCGATAACAACACCTATCATTAAACCTAATAGAAATGATGTCATTGCTTTGCCTTCTCTGCTTGATCGTGTAATAAGAAAGCAAGTCTACAGGCTTTCCACCCCTGCTCAAACCAGTAGTGTGCTGCGTATTCGCCTGTTGCAATCACACCCTTGAACTCAGCCTTTACTTCTTCGTGTGTATTAAACTCCATTGTTATATCCTTTCCTGGACTACTAACTGTAAAGGCTTACCAGTGTTAGCGTCAAGGACCGAAGCAATCTCTACGGCTTTACGGGCGTGTCGTTTTGCATATTCTAATTCCATATCAGGTTTGATAATTGAAGTAAGGTAGCCAAGAGCAAACTGACCCCCACTACCAATGCCATACGCTCCGTTATTTGCTTGGAAAAAAGAGAGATCACAAGCAACACGAAAGATGTTACCGTTAAAAGCAAAGAGATAATCAAAACCGCCATCTTTGTCCACCTTGTTGTAGTCGTAGTTGTTATCGTTGAACGCTTTAATCAAACTAGGTATTACTCTCTTACCCATAAACTGCACAGGATCTTCACCACGATAGGCAGGTGGTTTCCAGTTGTAAGAAAGTATGTCACCTGGTCGTGTGTCACCTGAGATTGCGATGAGATACTTACCAACCTCAACGATCTTGGGTGTACTGGTTGCTAACGTGACGAGATTATCTTCTGTGATCTGAGAATCTGCCACGAGTACTGCATAGTCAATACCCTCAAGCGCTGCGATTGTTGTCATACTGGAATCATACTAGAGATCGGCGTGTCGTCGCGTAGCGACACCTACTGGTTACTACAATATGAGCCGTGAGGCGAATAAAAAAGGGTGCCCCAGAGGGGCACGGTGGTGCAGTACTGACTTTGCGGTTCCGTCTACCAAGGCTGCCAAAATTTAGGGCTAAACTACCAGAAAAATTTGGTACTGACCTGCGAGGTCTGGGTCCAGTACACGTCTGTCCTTGTGGCTCACAAGTCTTTAATGTTATGGCAGTCTTTGAAGACTATGAAATAGTCTGGTACTTCCTTGATGGTACTTGCGTTAACTGTGGCAACATCGTAACTGTCCCTTGTCCAGTAGATAAAGATGAGACACAGACTCTCTGAGGTAGATGAAGTAACACGCACAGGATTGTGCACAGTTTGTGGTCCCACCAAGATAAAGATGCGGGACAAATCAAAGCCAGTATCAGGTAGATACAGGTGCAATACCATATACAAAATTAACCAGATGAAAGTTCGATCTCCTTACCACGCATACCGCAAGACCTACTGCGAGGATTGCAACTTCATCCCAGTACACATCAGTCAGTTAGATGTAGACCACATAGACGGTGACCGCTTTAACAATGACCCTATCAATCTGAGAACTCTTTGTGCTAACTGTCATAGACTTAAGACTCACCTTGCAGGAGATAGCAACTCAGGTATCAATTAGTTTTATGGCATAAAAAAAGAAGCCCCTCCGAAGAGGGGCCTCTTTCTGCCTCGCGTTAGTGGGTTACTTAGACCCACGTCCAAACTCTGTAGCATTTGGGTCTAGTGCCTTAAGCAGTGGACCTGCAACTGCAGCAAGTGCTGCTGATGCTAGTGCTTTTGGATCTGTTACGCCTGCAAGATACAAAGCGATTACTGATGCAATACCAGCACGTAGGTACGTTACTGCTATTGCTTTTAACTTGTTCTTATCCATTGTTACTCCTTTGGACTTGTTGGTTCTTTCTTTTTTGGTAGAGGCTTAACTGCTGCCTTAACCTTTGCGACAATCTTTGGTGTACCCAGCCAAGGGAACCAAGGGGAAGTGTCGTCTCCACATCCTTCTTTGATTGAGATGTGAAGATGTTTGTTGTGTTTATTTGAACCTGTGTATTCACGGTCCCCTTCTTTAGCACGATCTGCTGACCAGATCTTGCCCTGGAAAATAAGATACTTAACACGCTTGTCTGCTTTGAGTTGCTGAAATAAATTAAAGCAATCAATGCCACCCAACTTATCGTGGGTTAGGTCTACGCCAAATCCAGTATTGTGATCTGAATTAGGATTCTGATGGATGTGTGCTGCTGATGGCAGTAGGCCATCCGAGGCTTTCTTGCGTAATGGTGCTATCGCTGTGGCTTGTCGAAGGACAGCAATAGCGGCAGGAGTGGCTTTCTTTACAACAGGTTTCATTATTCTCCATCTTTCTTTTCCTTTGGTTTAGACTTCAATCCATTTCCTGCAAGTACTCCAGCAAGAGAACCAGTAAGAAACACACACAAGGTACTAACAAGATCAATAAATGCAGCATCGTTAGGTGCCTGTTCTCCCAATGGTTGTGTGATAAATAGCAATGCATAGAGCAATGCAAAGACAGAACCAGCAAATACAATGGCAAGGATGATTCCAATTGTTACGATCAGTCTTGCGTGTAACTCTTCTGGTGTTAGTTTATTTCTTTGGTTCATCAAATACTCCAGGCAAAATGTCTTTGGTACAAGTACCAGTTGGTAAACATTGAGGGGGATTGCACTCTGGTTTTTTCCAGTTTTCAAACTCTTGGCAGGGATATCTAACCCAGCCTTGGTAACCGCAACCGCTAAGAGTTACTGCGAGAAAGAAGAATGCGATAAATTTCTTCAACCTGTCGCTCCAATCTTGCTACTGAATCCTTAACACTTGAGCCACCATTAGGCTTGAGTTCATTGAGATAGTGTTTAACCATCCATCTAACTGCTGCTACGAATCCACCAATGATCGTGCATACTGCAACAGCAATCGTTGCGTAGTCTTGTGCCTGCATTAGACCGTCCTAATGGTTACTAAGAGAGTTCCACCATATCCGCTGAATCGCTTATCTGAAGGTGTTGCATTTCTAAAATCAAGTTCTTCAATAAGTCCAATGTATGACTCACCAGTTCTAAAGTCTTCAACACGGATGGTGTCACCTACATTTTCAATAGATTCCAACTGACTCATACGCTGGTAGGCAGAGCCTTCATATCCAACCTCAACGCCAAAGTGATCTGACTCGTGGTCAAAGCAAGACAGTGGATATTGGATTAAACGCTGACGTGGAATAGCAGGCAAAGCCTTGATCTGGTAACCAGTAAACAGTGGTCCCTTAGTTACATCAGTAGATGAGCGATTCAGTGTGAATTGGAAGCCAAGATATTCCTGTGATGCTTGAGGATAGTTGATGTTAACTTCTGGAACATCAGATCCCTGAGCAAAAGTACCGATTCGATAGAAGTTATCGGCATAATCAATAGAGTCAATACCTAGACCACCGTTGGTAGTATCAACACGAGCCTGCATTAACTTAAAGATCTTGAGTTCTAATGTGTTGTATCGGACGTAGCCTGTACGCAAGAATCCTTCTTCTAACAATGTAGATGCTGATTCGATGTAGATAGTTCCATCTGAACCATTGCCAGCATTACAAAATGCTAGGCGGTTAGTATCACCAAGAAAAGCACAGGCTGTTGTGTAATGACCTAATGTATCTGCTGGGTTATACAAGTCATAGGCATAAGGGAACAAAAGGTTACCTAATGGTTGACCCATATCTACACGAGTCACACCAACCTGACCATCAACGCCAGATGCTGCCCATATATATCTGTCACGGAAACCAAAGTCATAGACTGGTTGAGTTGATTCAAAGATCAAAGCACCGTAGGTAATAGAACCATCGAGAGAGTTAACATCTGCCATACGCATACCTTGGCTAGTTCCAATAGCCATATTGCCAAGATAGTAAGCAATCTTAAATACAATCTCACCTACTGGTAGTTCTGCTGCAGTGATAGCACTGGTTAGCGTAGGCATAGCACCAGCAGTAGACAAGGTAAACTTGTAGATGTTGGATTGGATACCTGAATAGCCTGAGATGTAGATAGCAGCACCACTAGATGTAATACTTGTATAAATATGGTCTGGGTCATTGTGTGAATAGACCGCTGCAGGTAATGATGTTGCACTACTAGAGAACTCATAGACCTTATCGTTGACGCACATTACGATACGCTCTTTGGTGTATTCCATAACAGCGTTAGTTACAGTGATGGAGTTTTCGCTAATCATTAGAGTAGGCGATACAGAACTATCATCCGATAGTAACTTCTTGTATACTCTTAGTCTTGGAGTTCCGCTTGCTGTTACGTTAGTAACCCAATAGGCATAGACACCATCATCGCAGAGTGCGTGTACTGGATAGTCAGTACCTGATGTATAGTCAATAAAGTGAATAACATCGGCAAAGCCTGTACCTACTGGAGATACAGCAGTAGATGCTACGTTGGTTGCTGTCTTGGCATAAGTAAAGGTAGTAGTTGTAGGTACTCCAGTAATACGGTACTCGCCATTGAAGGTCGCGTCCACACCTGAAATAGTAATCTGCATACCAGTAGATAGACCGTGTGCTGCAGTTGTAGTCAGCGTTGCTACGTTAGAAGTTAAAGCCTTGTTGTTAATAGATACTGTGATTGCTGGGAAGATCTTGTCTACATCAAACTCATCAGTAATAAGAACGCCGTTGTAAAGATTGCTATTCTTTGTCCATTGGATAGAACGCATTAGTTGCCAAGGACGACCATTAGTTCTGATGCCACCAGTAGTGATGTGCTGACCAACAGATGACTTGAGTAGCGTTGCCTGTCCCTTAGTCCAGACATCAATGCCTTTAGACTCTGTGTACTGGAAGCGAAGCGATTCATCCTGGATAGGCTCGAAGAACTTGATGCCTTGTCCATAGTGGAAAGAAGATTGGCTACGTAGCCACCAACCAGTCAGCGTCTGCTCACCAGGCTCACGGCTCTGGTCAATCTGTTGCTTACGATACTGCGCTGTTACGCGACGATATGGTGAATCGTCAGAGTTCAACAGAAAGAACGGCAAGCCAGCGATTGCTACATCGTAGGCTTCGCCAGTTGCTGAATAGTTTGTAGATCCTGCAGGGTTGGAAAGGGTATAGACCAGACCCTCGGTGATGTCATCGCCATAAGGCATTGAGATATCCTTACGCTAGTAGAAGTTTTGCTTCGTCTTCTGTAATGCCCAATTTAGTTAGTAGTGCAGCCTTAGCAGTTGCTGCTTCTGCTGCTGCAACTTCCTTCTCGTGTTTTTCTGCAGCATATGCTGCTGCATCTGCTTCACGTTGTGCTACTTCTGCGTCAGTTAGTTCTATCTCAAGAACTTCACCTGTTGAGCAGTTTACTTCGATGCGTGTTGGATTTGTCATTGTTTCTCCTTTATGAGTTCTTGATGCCGTATAGATAGAATGATGAGTATTGAATAAATGGATTACCAGTTACAGGGTCAAAGAAAGTTATACTTGTAATTGCCGCAGTACCAGACCACCTTGTTGCAGTCATCTGCATATACGCAGTTGCGCTATTTGTTTCGTTGACACTTTCAAGGCTGAGGGATTTTACATTTGATCCTGCATAATTAGGTATGTAAAATTCACCACTACCAAAAGTATTTGCAGTTGATGCGTTGCCGTTTCCTAGGCCTCCTGCTACTTGAGCAATAGTTCCTGCTGCTGAAATAGCGCCACTTCCATCTCCTCGTAAAATAACATAATTGTAATTAGTACCAGTATCGCCATTAAATCTCATACCTATGTGAGCAAAAGAATTGACATTGTCATTATTCCTTGTACTAAATTTAACAAGTAAATCAGTATAAGTAGATGGAATTGATGACAAGGTAACACTTGTAACTGGAGTTGATCCAACAGTATTAGATGCTATAAGTGTGTATGTCAGAGCCATAATTATGCCGCCTTAATTCCATAGAGAGTAAGTACTGAACCTGCCGCAAGAGAGCCAGTTGTACATACTAAATCAATTCTGTTAATTGCCGAATTATCACGCCATAAACCAACATTAAACATAGTTGCATAAGAACTATTGTTGGCTCGCATTAATGCGGTTTTATATGTGGTGGTGTTTGCGTAATTCATTACATTGATAAGTGTTGCACCGCCATTAGTGGTTACTGAAAAATAGTAATCTGTTGTCATACTATTGGCGTTGGTTTGACGAAAAGATTCTGTAGTTGCTCCATTACCTGCTACAGTTGTATAAGAGTAGTTGCTTCCAGTATCATTATTAAATCTCATACGAACTTGAGTATCGGTTGTACCTATTGACCCGTAGGCAATAACTAAATCTGTATAAGTGCTTGGAATAGAACTAAAGGTAACCGTAGTAGTTGTAGAGCCTAGAGTCTGTGATGCTATTGGATCGTATGTTGCTGGCATTTGTTACCCCTTAATTCCATAAAGCGCAAGTTGGCTATATTGATTCCAGTTACCATTGGTTGCTGTAAAAGTAATTGAAGTAATTGCATTTGTATTTTGCCATAAACCAGAGCCAAATGTTATTGCACCGTTAACACCACTAACTCCAGCACCATTAGTATCTAATCCTGCTAATAATCTTACTGTTTTACTTTTATTAGTATTTTTGTACTCTAAGAAATCTACAACTGTAGTTCCCCACCAACCATTTGAACCAACAACATCTTGACCTAAAATATAAGAAACACTTACTTCATTTCCTGCAGATGCTGTTCCTGTTCCACTTCCGTATATATTATGCCAAGCGTAGTTGTTTCCTGTGTCAGAGTTTATTCTAATCTTATACTCATCACGAGAGAAAGTTGGCCTAGCAGATTGTAAAATTCCTCTTACTTGCAGATGCGTATAGGTACTAGGAATAGAACTAAAAGTAATAGATGCTGTTCCACCTGATCCAACGCTTACACTTTGGATAGACTCATAGGAATTATTTATTGCTTTAGAACCTGAAATAGAAGACGCAAAGATTCCAAGGATTGGCATTAGGCAATATCTCCCAACACTAACCAGTTATTTGCGCTGGTTTGAACAGCAGATAATCCGCTATATTGAACACGAGTCTTAGGTGTTGCCGCAGTTGCTCCAACAGATGTCACAGTCACACCACCTGCTCCAGATATAGTTACTTGACCTGCTCCTGTTTGAGCAAGATTTACAACAGATCCTACTGGGAACGCAACAGTGGCGTTTGTAGGAATCGTTACGGCAATGGCAGATGCATTGGCTGCAGTAACAAGCGTGTTAACGCTATCGCTTAAAGCGAAAGTATATGAAGTTCCAGTCTGGGCATTAACCGCCAGTACTGGTGTTATCTCATATGCGTTAGTTTGAATTAAGTTTAGTGCCATTATGATATCTCGCTTCCGAATGCAGAAAAGGATGAAGTTCCGTTGTTTGAATATACAGTGATTACGTCTGTTGTTGCTAAGGTTATTCCAGCCTGGAGTGTATATTGTGCTCTTGCTGGCAACACTAAACCAAAAATAATATAGTGTTCATTTGCTAGAGTTGCTCCTGCTGGACGTACGGCAACTCTTACTGTATCTGCGTTTGTGCTCAAGTTTACTATATTAACAGTTGAAACAATAGTACTTGTTGATGCAGGGGCTGTGTATAACGTTGTTGCTGTTGCAGCACTTGGTGCTGACTGACCCAGTACTTTATATACCGTTGGCATTAGGATAGATCCCCAATCACTGTGAAGTTATTGCTTGACGTACATATAATGGTTGCTGCGCTGTACTGAGCACGTAGATTTGGTGCAGTAGATGTAGCACCAGTAGAGGTTAGAACGCTAGTTCCATCGTTTCTAATCTGTACTGTTCCTGCACCTATTTGCTGAATGTTAATTTGCTGACCTGCGGTAAAGACACCGTTAGGTACAGTTAATGTAATAGTTGAGGCATTGCTGAGTGTGACCAATTTGTTAAGGTCACCTGCTACTAGAGTGTAAGTAGTTCCAGTCTGTGCGTTAAAGGTTAAGTTAGTATCTGTTGGTGTTGCCCACTTGACTCCCAGTGTTGCTGCAGAATCTGCAGTCAAAACCTGTCCGTTAGTTCCAACGGCGAGATTATCCACCACACCAGATGCTGAGGCTACGAGTAGGTCAGCCTTGGCAGTTACTATTGACTCAGGTACTGCAGCATCTGCTGTAGCCACACCTGTTGTGTAAAAGGTTAGATCATCAGAGGTTAGTACGTGCTTGACGGTAGCGCCACCAGTATGTGAAATAGCAGATGTTCCAGCACGACCACGAACAATCGTGAACGTATCAGTGGATACTGCTGTAATAAATACTACTTCTTCATTTTGTGTATCAACATCGAGTGCAACTGTAAACTGGTCTACGTTTCCAGCAGCGAGAGTGACACCTCCCATTAGAGCAGAACCTGTACCAGCAGCAACTGTCATAGTAGTTGCTGTGTTAGAGATTCCCGAAGCCAGCGTCGTTTCAACGCTGATGGACGAATACTTACGAGTCATTGGCTTTCCTTACCTAGCGGGTGTAGTGAATACGGATTGGATACTTGTCTGCCAACTTCAACGCTTCTTCATTAAGACGTTGTTGATAGAGGGCAAAGATATAACGAGATGCTGCAGCGCCTGCAGATGATGGTAATTTGGAATCGTTTAGATCGGCTTCAGCACTACCAAGATTGATTCGTCCAGCGTCAAGATAAGACAGTAGTTTGTATGATGCGCCGAGGACAACGACATCCTTACAAGAATCTGGTAGACCAGACACGTCAGCAAAATCATCTGTGTTGGCATCAAGAGTGTTTGGCGTGGCTGTATACCAAACCTGAATTGTACGACCAGGTTGTACATTCTCATAGATGTTAATTGTATTGTTTGTATTGAAGGTAGCAGCATTAGCCATACCATCTAAGCGCCAACGATTTACTGGTAGCCATTCTTGGCTAGAACCTGTTGTCTGCCAAGAAATAAATAGGACACCTTCAACATCATCTGGCAATGGATATGTAACCTGAGATGCGTTAAAAGTAAATGTGTAAGAGTTAATGATCCACAACTTAGGATAGAAACTGTTGATTGTATCGTTGATAGCCTTCTTAATAGAAGTGCGTGGAAACGTTGGAGATAGAGTTACTGGGGCATACTGTGAGTGAGGAGAAGCGGTAGTTCCTTGGTATCCACGACCAAAGCCTGGTATAACGTTGAGTACGTTATTGGCTTTGTCAAAGGAATCAATCCAGATTAGTTCATCATCAATTTCGATAATACCTTTGGCTAGGTTAGAAGAAGAGCCAACGGTAATTGATGTGCTAGTGGTAGTTAAACCAGCAGGGTTAGCAACATAGGTAATACGGTCTTGACGTAAAGCGTAACCTTGTAGGTTAGCCTTTACCTCGTCCACCAGTTCGTTCAGTGTTGGCATTATTTCCTTTCATACCAGCCGTCTCCCCATAGTGTGAGAAGTCGTGAGAAGTATTGTTCATATTGTGGTGCGATAGCATCTAAGGAATACATAGATACTGCTCGCTTGTGTATTGCTACTGGGTCTAACTCTTTAACCCACTCTGTTGCTGCTGCAAACTCCATTGCACTTCTGCAACGGTAACCAGTAACACCATTAGGATTAGTCTCTGTAAAAGCGCCCCAGTCTGTGGTAATCGTTGGAGTTCCACACATCTGTGCTTCAGGTACTATATTTCCAAAAGGTTCTATATAAAGCGTTGGAGCAAATAGGGCAATAGCACCACCCATTAACTTTGCTCGTTCTTCAGGACCTACTGGTCCTACCCATTCGCCATATTCAATTTTAGGATTTCCAGGACCTGCAAGAATAAGTTTCAGACCCATTTCTTTACAGACGTGCTGAACAATAGAAATACCTTTTCTATCTATCATACGTCCAACGTATAGGTAGTAGTCTTCTTTCTTTTCTTGCAATGGAAACATCTCTGGTTCTATGTATCCTGGTATTACTGCATCGTAAAAGTTACCGTTAACCATTGTTGGATTATTAAACGCAGCATAGATCGAGTGCATCCAGGCATAGGATTCAAAGACCCTATACTTTGCAAAGGTCCCACCATAGCCGATACCAAACTCAACAGTTATATGATCTGGGAAAGCATCAGCAATAGGTTTATGTGATGCTCCACCGATAACGCAAATAAAATCTTTTTCTTCTATACGCTTGCCAAGTTCTTCTATGACATTGCCATTAAAGATCTTCCAGTGAGGAAGTTCATTATCAAACTCTGCTTCAACAAAGTGCTTGCTACCAAGCGCTTCTGCTTGTTGTTCTTTAGTGATACAAGTAATTAACTCATCACAAGGCGCTTCATTTTCTTCGCCAGCATAGAGATAGACTGTATGCCCAAGATCTTTCATCATTATACAAAAGCGTCGCACCTTCTCAGTAAAGGCACAGATAACATATTCTTTAGTTGTTTGCGTATGGGGCAGGCTAATAACGTGGAATCTCATAAGAGAATCCTACATCCCGCCTAACATTAAGATATCAGGCAACGCTGTTGCATTAGTTCCTGATGCACCAGTTGGTCCTGTAGCACCAGTAAGACCTGTTGGTCCAGTAGCGCCTGTTGCACCAGCAGGACCAGTAGGTCCTGTTGCTCCAGTTAACCCTGTAGGACCAGTAGGTCCTGTTACACCAGTCGGTCCTGTGTCTCCTGTTGGGCCTGTGGCTCCAGTCGGTCCAGTAGGACCAGTAGCCCCAGCAGAACCAGTGGCACCAGCGGGTCCTGTTGGACCAGTATCTCCTGGAATACCTTGAGGACCTGTTGCTCCAGTGGGTCCTGTAGCCCCTGCAGGGCCTGTAGGACCCGTTACACCCGTAGGTCCGACGTCTCCAGTTGCACCCTGTGGGCCTGTGGCTCCTACTGGGCCTGTAGCACCTGTTGGTCCTGTGGCTCCTGTTACTCCTGTGGGGCCTGTGTCACCCGTGGCACCTTGTGGGCCAGTCGCTCCCGTAGGTCCTGACGGACCTGTTGCTCCAGTTGCTCCAGTTGCTCCAACTGGTCCCGTAGGTCCAGTATCTCCCGTTGCTCCTGTAACACCTGTAGGTCCCGTTGCGCCTGTAATTCCCGTTGGACCCGTTGCGCCTGTAGGCCCTGTGGATCCCGTACTTCCAGTAGGACCCGTGGCACCCGTTGGGCCAGTCGGTCCAGTATCACCTGTCGCACCTGTTGCTCCTGTCGTACCTGTCGCACCTGTTGCGCCAGTAGGTCCCGTTGGACCTGTAGCACCAATAGGGCCGACAGGCCCCGCTGGACCTGTTGGTCCTGTTGCGCCTACGCCACCCTGTGGACCTTGATCCTGGGAAAGTTCTACACCAACTTGCGGTGTGATGTTTTCTATAACAATAATTGTGGTCAAGTTGTCACTGCTCCTGTCACAATAAATTTACCTTCGAGAATACGTGTAACAGTTGTGCCTGAATCTAGTACTAGATCGTAAGAGTAACGACCTGCTGTAATATCTGCAGTAGTTGCAGCACTGAGTGTGACGTTAATACGTCCTGTCAATGCAGTAAGAACCATCGCACCATTGGCTGTGCTTGCTACTACAGTTGTAGTATTAGCACCAACGAATGGGCGTACAGTCATAACTCCTGTGTAGCCAGTTAGATCCCAAGGAGTTGAATCGTTTTTGATCTGAAACTGGAAATTAAATGTGGTTGCTTGGTCACAGACCAAGTTATATTTAGCGCTCAAGATGACACTGCCCTGAGTGCTTGCGCTGCAGGTAGTTGAAAAGTACCAGCGATGAGATTACATACGCCGTTGTAATCAAGACGATTAGAACTAGACGTACCCGCAATCGCATTTAATACTCCCACTGTGTCTGTGTAATTTGTTGTTACCGAACGTTGTGCTGCCCATTGGCGAGCAGCAAGGGCTTCATCAACCATCGCGCCTGGTGCTCTATAGGTGCCACCATTAGCCAAACGATTAAGTTCATCTAATAACGTTGTGCCGTATTGTCCTAGTGCCACCTATATCTCCTACTTCTTCTTAGTTCTCTTGACTGCAGCG